ACTTAATTTTGCTCCATAAATAGGCGAGCCCGTTGCTATCAAGATACCTGTTCATACAATAACCCCATATGACAAAATAGCATCAATCTCTTGATTCTGTATAGGAGACATCAGCGATCCGTCCGTAATTTGAACATATTGCGAACCTGTCCATCTCCACTGTGTATTTTTATAATTCGATTCACTTAGAGGACCGATAGTATAATACGCACCAACAACTATATATACTTTGCCTTTTTCGCCACTTATTACGGTATCTCTGTTGTCTGGGTCGCGGAACCAATTAGCACTTCCAATCATATCGTCTGTTTTTTCGTTATAGGTGCATACTTCTACAACATCGTCCACATAGGACGGAAGGTTCTTAGCGGCGATGATTCCCGAGGAATCTATTGACAGTTTGTCAGCATTTGGAATTGCGTTTTGCTTATTTGCAAATTTAGCATCAACCGCATCAATGGCGGTTTTAACACCGCCGCTTGTAACAGGATTACTGCTATTTGCAGTCGGAGTAGAATCGAATGTCAATTCATCCTGTTTATAAGCCAGTGCAGTATATATTCCATCGCTATAAACGGGGTTATAGCTGTCGCCCTGTGGTGTGCTGTCAAACGTTAACTTGTTCTGTTTCGCATCAAGAGCCGATTTAACACCACCACTCGTCACAGGGTTTGTACTGTCTGCAGTCGGCGTACTATCGAACGTTAATTTGTTCTGTTTTCCCGAAATCGCAGAATCCACCGAATTGAATTTTGCCGCTACGGTCGAATTCTTAATCGGATTGTTAGATGTGGTTGACAGTGTAGAATCAACCGTAATATTTGCCGATTTGTTCGTTACAACAGATGTTCCGTTTACCTTAACATCTGTCACCTTGTTTGCATTAGTTAATGCGGCATCAAGTCCCGTTACATCGGCAGTCGTGTGCGTATGGCTCGCTTTTGCAAATGTAGCCTTAATCTTCTGCCAAAAATACAACACTCCGTTATAATCCAGATACTTATTACTCATTTTAACACTCCTTCCAACTCAATATTAGACAGTGCGGACATTTCACATTGTGCAATCTGCTCCTGTAGTGATACGACTTCAGGATACACTGAGTTAAGGCTATTATTCAACTCCGTGTACTTCGTCGTAATGACTTTATTCTGCACAGGATTCTTTGATGTTGCAGAAAGTGCATCATCAATCTGCAGAAGTTCGGTCAGGTTCAGGTCATTCTCCAGTTCGGAAAGTTTTTCCGGAACAGCAATATCCACATTTCCGTTCACTTCAGAAAGCAGAACGCTGTTACGCAGGATATGCTGTACTCCAATCTTTCCGGTTTTGGTGATCTGATTCAGTTTAACCGGAAGCTGTACTCCAATCTTTCCGGTTTTGGTGATCTGATTCAGTTTAACCGGAATAGGATTATCCGGCGTAATTTTTATATTCATACAAGCTCCTCCTTTACAGGCAGATACATAATATCAGATTTAGCGGTATCTCCGTTAATGTATTCCACAAAGAACTGCATCCGGACTTCATAATCCGTCCGGAGAAGTTTTGTGTACTCTTTCGGAAACTCAATAACGAAGGTATTGTCTTCCAGATTAAAGTCCTCCTGTGTATACATTATATCCAGTTTCGCCTGACTGTGTGGCTGTCTGAATCTGCACAGGATTTTCAGAACATCAGAAAGGGCTATACCCAGTTCGATTAACATGGTGCACCTCCTTTACGCTACAAGTGTGTGTATTGGTGTTGTTCCTCTATACATTTAGATCACCACCAATTTAATTACAGAACCAACCTATATGAAGAATACAAGTGGCTAACTCTGACAAAGTTTCAAGCGGAATAATATTAACGCCAAGTTCGCCATCATAATAATATAAATACGCATAAGAAAGTGCCTTGTTTCCGTTTAATTGTTTTACATACATAAAACTATCGAATTTATCTGCATCGGAAGATGGTCTTAAGTCTTGCCCATTGAACTTAGACTTTATAGCGTTGCCAAACATCAAGTTAAACTCACCATTTTGGTTACTCTCTAATTGAAACGATACATACAATTCCACACGCTTTCCAACTCTACGAACACTCGCACTGTTTATAGTTGAATCATTAGCAACATTCGTCGTGTGAATTTTGGACACATCGAGTTCCAACCATCCACTATCACTATTGGCATTCATTATGTTATTGATTTGATTAGTGTTCTCAGAGACAGAATTACCGAGTGACGTAACCGCAGATTCACGGTTAGTAACCTCGGCATTAAGTGCGTTTTTAAGATTGCTGATGTTCTGATTTATTCTTTCCTCCGCCCTATCAAGATTAGTCATTGCCTTTGCAGACACAGAGGAAATAGCAGAATCAACCTCGGTGAATTTGTTTGTTACTACCTTAGAGTTTTCAACAATCGAAGTCAGATTGGAAGTTATCTGAGTCTGAAGATTATCTACAGTCTCTTTGACCTTCTTATTCTGAAGGGCGTGTTCAGAGGTATCGGAAAGCTCTGCGTCAATCACAAACCCTGCGGAGTCCATGGAGAAATGCTCCACATAGTCTTTGACTGCGCGGACTGTAGGAAGATTGTCTGGTGACTGCATGGTATCCGAATCTACAGGAAGCGTCAGTGCGTGGTCTGTTGCGGAAAGAGTATTATTTCCGACTTTAATGCTGCGAACATCTCTCGCATTCTCCGTTTCAAGAGTCTGCACTCTTGTAGTCAGGCTGCTGATGTTTTCCGAGTGTGCGGTAAGCGTATCTGACTGGGAAGATGCAGCATCCGCCAGCTCCTTAACGGCTGAAGCGTTATTGTCCGCCTGAGAAGCCAGGATCAGAAAGATACTGTTCCAGTCTTCAGCAGTAACTTTATATCCTGCGGTGCGTTTCAGAAGGTCTGAGTCAGCAACCCAGTTATCTCCGGACTTCACCGCGAACTTATTGAATACAACCTGATTATTCATATTGATGCTCCTTTCTGCATCTATTTTACCGCAGATACAGCGTTCTGTAAACCCATATATAGCTTACCAGTTCGAAAGGTTCCTCGTTACGGGAAACCAGTCCGAACTTCGGTGCATAGTTCTTTCCTGAGATGCGTGTGCGTACTTTCCACATCCGGATATGTGCAAATGCGGAACTGCCTAATGCCCAGGCGGGGTCTTCCTGAGATGCAGCAAGCAGTGCTGAAGGTTCGATCCGCAGAAGCTCGTTATCCCTTCGCTGAAGGTAGATGTTATCTCCGGAAACCGTGGCAATGTAGTCATAAAGCTGCACTCTCTGTTCACCATCAAGTGCAAACCCCAGTGAAAACTTCAGAAGCCGTTCAGACAGGTCGTTGATATTGAACTGGATTTCCCTGAACCGTTTCTTTTTCTCAATCAGATAGTCATGGTATCCGCAGTCAAGATACTGCCAGTTCTTAAATATTCCTGACCCAAGGCTGTCTTTCGGGGTTTTATCCCGGCTGATGAAGCAGAGTTTTTTAGATTGATTCAGGGTAATCATCTGCCCGAATCGGGTAGCATCTGCGCTGACCGGATGAAGAGGCTGATAACCTGTAAGGTCATAGGTATCAATATGCCAGTACCGGGCTACGGTGTTGTACATCACATCCAGACAAAGATTCTCTGTCAGATCGCCGTGCTGAATCTGAAAAGCAAACACATTATGCACATCTTCAAAATCCAGATAGGCATAGGCATCCTGAAGATTGTATACTGCTCCGCTGAAGATGATTCCGCCGAGAGAATATCCGTAGGTCATCTGCAGAAGTTCCACAAGATTGCTGCGGAAGTCTCTGAAGAATCCGTTGATGCTTCTGGAAACAGGTGCAAGCGTCAGTTCTCCTGTAGTGGACTGAGCTTTTGGAACTACCATGTAATACCCGTCACCGGATTTGAAGTAGACCATGTTCTTCACTACCTGAATAAAACGGTAATCATAATCCCCGATGTTCAGATTGCCCTGAATCAGTGATTTCGTCCAGCCTGCTCCCTGCGTGTTTCTGGTCAGTCTCCAGAGTTTTGATTCCGTAAAGACCAGAAGATCACTGAGGTAGTTGCACACATACCGGATCGGCTCATCGAAAGAGTCGATGTTATTCGGATACGGGAAATATTCCGGTTCGTTATATCCGCTCATGAATAGCATGGACGGGTCTTCCGGAACACCGTACAGAATCACCGCATTATTCCAGTAGGAAATTCCCGTGGCGTTCTTCAGGTTGTAGTTTTTCATTTCCAGATTGGCAATGCTGTCATTGCTGTCTGTATTGAAATCGAAGGCAGTGCTGAGAGAAGCCATGGTCGGTACGCCTGTAACAAGCTCTGTTGGTGTGATGCGCTTTGCGATATACTTCACGGTTTCTCCGGAGTAATCCACATCTTTCACATAATACTGGTTACCGAAGTTGTAAACCATGGCAGTTGTCCATGTGTCTGTGCTGTTCGGAAGTGAAGTAACATCTGTCATCATGTACAGGGATACCCTGAGAAAGACCTGTTCACTAGGTATCTTCATGGTGTAGGAAAGCTCAGTGTTACTTGCTGTTGGCTTATAGCGTTTTGCTTCTACCGCCTGCCAGCTGTCCTCTGTACTGTAGCGTATTTCCCATACCGCAAGACAGTTCAGGTTTTCCGGCCACATGACATTACAGCGGAACTTCACCGTGTCATTCAGTTTCGGATTCAGGTAGATTTCATCGCTGTAGGCTTTATAAGGAAGAATACCTTCCAGTGCCGGAGGAGCATTTGCAGGTCTGCTGGCATCCTCAAAGTAGTAGGGATTATCTTTGAGCATGTTGTATCCTGTAGAGGCTGCCATCGTAGCACTGATGTTTTTCGGGTCTATTTTCGTGCAGGAAAGGTCACTCTTAATCTGATACAGCCCGTCCGTGCTGCGGAAAATATACCGGTCTCCATAAGCGGAAACACCTGAAGGAAACGCCTGATCCTGAATGTTGATCGGCAGTCCGTGAATTTCCGATGCAGGAAGGCTCTGCACAGAAAGCGCAGGAGAAAACTCCTTCGTTGTTCCCGTATCGGAAACCCCGTAGAGTTTATTCCCTTTTCTGTACAGATATACGCTTTTCGCCTGATTTCCTGCATAGGCAGTGAAGGCAGTCTGAAATCTCGCTCCTTCCGGAAGCGTTGTATTCAGGCTTCCTGAAATGCTGTAGCCTTCCCTGGGAATCAGAGTAAGCCTGTCATCGCTTAACCGGAAGTTGTTCATCAGACGGACTTCTCCCTCTGCAAGAGGGGAATTGCTGAAATGAATGCCTTTTCCGAAAGCGTTTTCTAAGGTGTATTCCCTGCTTCCGCGGACATTTGTCTTATAGATTCCTGAACGCATACTACCACCCCCAATGCCAGCCTGAAGGCGCAGGCTCATGTGTATACACAGCACCTGTTGCTGTTCCGCGGTACTCTGCCGGAACCTTGTCCAGATAATCCCGCAGCATCAGAAACAGTGCGCTGTTATATTCCATATCATACTGCGCAGCAGCCTGAATACCTTCCTCATCCATGGTGTAGAACTTTGCTGCACAGCCTTTGATGATTACAGTGCGGATGTAGTTATCCGGTATTGCTGTATATTCCCAGTCAGTTTCGTTTGGGTGCTCTGCCCGGACTTCGCTGAATGCAGGGAAGGTTGCGTTCATGTTTCCGTTGATGTCATCCACGACCTCGTCCAGAAACTGCTCATAGAATTCATACGGATAGATTTCCCCGGCAAGAAGCCCGTTCACCCTGCTGATGATTGTACTGATTTTCATACTTTCTCCTTTACTAATGAAAAAGCAGGAGATTGCTCTCCTGCTCTTGTCTCATTGTTAAAATTCAAGCTCCCCCGGAGAATATTCAAGGTTACTCGAAAACTGAGCCATTCGGTTGCCCTTGTCAATCAGGGCGTTGATGTTCTGCATCCGTGCCTGTACTTCAGTGGCGAAGGTCTGAGGAATCTTCACCGTTGTTCCGTCTACCGGAACGCAGATCATGATTCCGTTGATGTTCACCGGCATCACATTTCCGAAGTAGGGTCTATATAGCGGTGGAACATTCACGCTGACCTTTTTCTCCTTTTTATACTGTTCATACAGGGTCTTCTTTTCCTGTGCAGATGTCTGTGCGGTATTCATGCAGCCTCCTTTCTGCTTATGCGTTTAGCTGAGTAGGTACGCAGACATAGTCCCAGATCGCGTCAATTCTGGTGGAACCGAATCCGACTGAATTGATTTTGAATCCGATGGACTGTCTCTGGTCAATCGGGTCGAGTACGCCAGAGCTTCCCAGAGGCTTGACATACATCTTAGCGTTGCCCTCGCCTGCAAGCCCGGTTCTGGTCAGAGCATCCTTACCCAGAACGAGTACATGCTCGACTTTGAACTCAACTCCGCCGGAAGGCAGCGTCCAGGACGCATGCTTCGGAATGAAGGAAGCCTTCTGTCCGGTTCTGGAATCGGTGACATACTCATCCTTCTGGTTATATACAGAAGTGCCTGCACTGGACTTCAGCGTAGCCAGGCTTCCTGCGTTTGAGATGTACCGCTTACACAGCACACCGTCAGAATCGTAGAAGTCTCCGCTCTGCGGTGCAACAAGAGTCTCATAGAACTCCATGTCGAACATCGGAACGAGTTTCGAATTATCGTACATCGTGTAGGTACTCTGGTTCAGCTCCATGTACTTCTGTACAGTGGGGTCAGACACCATATCGAAGTAGAACTCCGGTGATGCGATAACATGGTAACGGCCGTTGGAACGCGGCTTGACCAGTGCCCTCTTCATCGCAAGAACGATTACTCTGAGGTCATCAAGGGTTGGTTTGCAGCTTCCGTCATTCTTCAGTGCCTCGAAGTTAGCCGCACCTCCGGCGTACTTCTTCTGGGCTACTGAGAATAGTACCTCTCTGGCCAGCATGTCCAGAGTCTCCATCGCTACCAGGGAATACTCTCTGGAGTAATGAGCGACAACCGGATCGACTACATTGAAGTCAACCTTATCGGTCATCTCCATGTAGCGGCCGTACTGGTGTGCAGCGATTTCGTACTTCTCCACCGAACCCTTATCAGATACCGGCGGAACACCTTCCTCCAGAGGTACGGTGTGTGCCTGAAGAGGTGCCCATCTTCTGATGGTCAGCTTATCCGCTCTGTTCTGAATCGGCGTTTCATCCGCATAGCGGTAGTACACATACTGGTCGCCGTCAATTCTGATGGTGTCCTTCAGCTGTTTCGTGTAGAACACTTCCGGGTTTACCGTGTTCTTTTTGTCCATTTCTCCGGTAGTCGCATTCTTGCCATTTGCAAGATCGACCATCCTGTTCAGGAATTCCTGAGAAGTGGTTGCGTTAAGATACAATGCCATACTTTCCTCCTTTTATTGTTTCTACTTTTCAGCGTTCAGACTTTCGAAAAACGCATCCGCCTGCGCTCCGGAAGTAATCGTATATTCACCTGCTGCCGGAGCATTGGATTTTCCTTTGCCCCTTGCCGGAGAAGTGGAATGCTGATTCGCCTTGTCTGCACGCTCCATTTCTGCTTTCAGTGCTTTCTGCACTTCGTTTTTGACAATCGCATCGAAGTTGCGTTTGAGATATTCACCCTCGATGTCCACCTGAGAGGTGAAGGGGTCAATACCGTCATTCACAAGATTGTCTACGAATTCGCGCATTTCATCTGCACTGACTTCGTATTTTGTTTTCAATCCCTCAAGGTTCTGCCTGAGAGTCTGTTCCATCTGGGTCTGCATCAGTCTCGTGTTGTCACGGCTGAGTTCGTCCAGACGCTGAAGCACTTCCACAGGAACATTCTGTGCCTGTGCCTGTGCGGCAAGCAGAGTTTCGTTTACCGTAGCCAGAAGCTGTTCGCTGTCTGCATCCGGGTTCATACCAAGCACCTGTGCCAGTTTTCCGAACATGTCTTTATACTGTTTGTTCTGAACTCGCATTTCCGCAAAACGCTTGTTGGCTTTGCTCTGCTGGCTCAGATCGGGCGCGTTCGGTTCATTGGACTCGTTGGTTTCTGTTCCGGGTTCCGGTTCGTTTGTTTCCGTTTCAGGCTCTGGCTCTGCTCCGGGTTCCGGTTCAGTTCCATTCACCTGATCCACAAACGCATTGATTTCTTCTGCTGTAGGGTTGCTTCCTTCAATATTTGCCATCTGCTGATTGTCTCCTTTCCATGCGTATCAGCGAAACGCACAATTACACGCTTTTAGAGGAAAGCGGCTCCGTTCGGTAATATTATACATTAGTCTGTATATTTCGTCAAGGGTTATAAAAGGTCTGTCGGACTGAGGTCAGTCTGTGCTGTCGGTGTCGGGTTCTGCTCAAGCGGTGTTGGTTCTCCCATCCGCTTGTTTCTGAGACCCTGAGCCGCCAGTGCCAGAGCATCGTCCTCGGAAACGCCTGAGCTGACCGCCTGCCCGAATTCATCCAGAACCTGAGCAGTTTCAGAAAGCGCATCGGTGTCACGCTGGAATCCCATCCGCGCAAGCATTCTCTCCCGGATCGGAATGTCCTGCATCTGCACCCATTCCTCCTGAGTGATAAGGTCAACTGTCTGCCCTGCCTGCTGGTACTGCATCTGTTTCTCCATCATGGTGTTCGCCCAGTCCATAATCCTCTGACGGTTCTTCGGAAGTTCTGAACTGATCTCAATGTCATAATGGAACAGCGTCTTTGGGTCGATCTGCGGGAAATCCACCTCCATCGTCATCCATCGTCCTGTGTCCTGCGGATCACGGACATAGTAACTCCTGACCGGAGAGAACTCCAGCATGTTCAGAAGAACCAGCTTCGTCAGGTCTTTGGCGTACTTCTCATAGGTTTTGATCTTCGGTGCATCCGTCAGCGTCACCCGGTTCAGCATCTCTTCCGTTCCGCCTGTGGTGATGATACTTCCTGTGTCTCTTCCGGTGTAACGCTCATCGATCCCCGTAACATTCTGAATGTTGTATTGAAGTGTCTGAAGGTTTCCCATCAGCGTGTTGCTTACCGGAGGGAACTGCTGGTAATGTACCGCCTGGGTAGCATCGCCGTTAACGATGAATGTCCTTCCGGCTTCATCACCGTGCCTTGCAAAGCTGGCCACATTCAGACCGCTTCTGGTGCTGATGAACTTCGGCGGGTTCTGGTTTTTGTATTCCGCAGTCAGCGCGATGCTGTGCAGAAGGTTGTAGGCTACATTGTTGGAGAATATCCTTGCAGGCTCTGAAATCCCGATGAGTCCGCTCCCCGGCAGATTGCAGTACAGTTCCGCATACGGAAAACAGTCAGGCCTGAGATTGTGCTTTTCATATAAGATGTAGGAATTGTTCACTACATGATATTCGGAAAGGCTGCCATCACACTCCCGGACATGATACACCAGCAGCGTTCTGTAATGGTCATCCTGGGAACGCGTCACTTTGCTGAAGTAGTTCGGAACGCTCTGCATCTGGGAAGCGTGTTTCGGGTCAAGCTCCGCGAAGGTCTCCCGGTATTTCGGGTTTGCCAGGAACCATTCCTTGGAGTATTCCGAATACTGAATCGTGTAACGCCCCTCCTGAAGATTCTCAGCGTATGGGTCTCGCATAAAGTGCAGCGGGTCGATGTTCTTGAACACCACCTGTCCCTTCGTAAAGTTCAGATCACCTGAACCTCCGATGTAACGGTCATCCCAGCCTACCTGAGTGATTCCCAGGTTGGTCAGCGCGGCGTTCTCCCCTGCCAGGAATTCATACCACCCAACACTCTGCACATCCCAGATGTTCTCCAGTGCGATACTCAGCTTCATGCAAAGCTCCGCATCCGCTTCCGATGTCGCTAAAATATCCGCGCTTTTAGTGACCGTATACAGAGAAGCCAGAATGTTATTTTTGATGTAGCTGATGAAGTTCGTATCCGGAAGTATCTGGTATTCCGGGAACTTTATCCCCAGGGCTTTCCACAGCTCCCCTTTGTCAGTGGCATCCAGCAGGAACATCTTCCGGTGTTCCCGTTCGTATGCGCTGAGTGCTTCATTGTAATATGCCGTGAGTTTCGACAGCGGTGTGATGTTTTTATCTGCCATCGTTCTCACCTCCATTCATAAAGTCATCAATCCGCCCGGTGATGGCGTTGATTTTCTGAAGTACATCGTCCGTATCCAGCTCTTTCTGGATTTCCGCGATGTCGGGCTTTTCCGCAGGCGGCTGCCTCTTTGCAGGGCAATTGGCGTAGATTGTATACAGAATAAGAACCGCAAGTTCCCCTGTAACAACAATCATAAATAACTCCTCCATGTGTTAAGGTCTCCTTTCTGTAATTGAGATGGCGCAGTCTCTTCTGAAAACGGATCGTACTGCTCTATGGGTTTCGGCTTCGGTGCATCCAGCGGCTGTCCGGTCTGGCTGTATCCGATTCTGGTCAGGTCTTTGGGGTCTGCCGGAAGCGCGCACAGTATCCATTCCATTGCGTTGATGCTGTGGTTGTTCTTGTCTTCCGGTTTAGGCGCGTAACCTGAGTTCGCCGACTCGTCCTTTCTGAACTTGTATTCCGAAAGCTCAAGGTTCAGGCTGCGGCAGCTCTCAAAGATTTCTACCGCATCGTGTTCGATCCAGGTGTTCATTCTGAAGATTCTTCCGCTGACATCGATCTGCCCCGGCTGGAATACGATCCCGTAATCTAAAAAGTAGTCCGAAAGACTCTTTTTCAGGTAGTCTCTCTTCGGCCCCGATTTCGGGTCGATCAACGGCGCGGTGTAAAGCCCCCCTGAGGGTATATCCGCCGTTGCCTGAAAGAACAGTTTCGCCAGTTCCTCGATGTCCTTGTTGTGGCATCTCACCTCTTTGTAGATTACCACTTTTCTCCGCACCGCGTCAAGTGCCGCGCAGATAAACACCGCCGGGTCTGAAAGCCCGTAGTCAAAGCTCACAAGCCTCGGCCAGCTCTTCGGGATGTCATAATCGGGAACGATGCACCCCGCTGCTCCCGGATAAACAAGCCCCTCCGCAAATAAAAAGCTGCCATACAGGTACCGCTGTACCCACCACTGGGGTTTTCCGGCTCTGTTCTGCTGAATGAAGTCCGGCGGCAGGTAAATGTTCGCTGAGGTGCTGGTGACATGTGCGCTCACCATCGGGTCTTTGTGTTCCTCAAGCCCCGCTGCTTCATCCTCTGCACTGGCGTATGCCTTCAGATGGCTGAAGTCATCGTTCACTTCTCCCCATTTGTGTATTTCGGAGGCGTGGGCTAAAAGGTCTCTCCTGATCCAGCCTGCATCCGGGTTGCTCTCTACGATCCCCTTCAGCCAGTTGCGTGATGCCGCTGCTTTTTCAGGGGACTGAGCAGAGCCTGAGTTGGTGGATGGGGCGGAAGCGAGGGAGCGGGTGGGGGTTGGAAAAGCCGCAGAATTCCTGAGACGGGTCTTCAGCTGGGTGTAGGCTTCATGCTTTACCTCAGATGCCTCCAGGATAACAAACAAATCCAGGTTGTAGGAACGCAGCTTGTCTACATCATCGTAAGGTCTGAACATCAGCCTGTACCCGTTAATGAAGTCGATGTAGTTCTTTATATTGGATACTCCCCGGATAAACGCTTCAGGGCAGTCGCTTTCCAGGTCGCGCTTGATGGTCTGCTCGTACTGGGATGTGACATTGGCTCCGATCACTCCGTTGCCGTTGGGGGTGATGAAGATGTGCTTGTAAACCTCCTGAAGCGTGGTCGCTGTCTTTCCTGAACCGTACCCCCCGAAGTTTCCCGTAAAGCGGTGCGGGTCTTTCAGAAACGCCGCCTGGTGCGGCAGGGGCTGAAATGTGTTGATGTAGGTTTTGCAGGCCGGGTTCGTGCAGTGCAGCCAGTATTTTGAAAGCGCGCCTGAATAGGCACGCGCAGGTTTCATCAGTTCTCCGCATCTTGGACAGTGCATAAATATTCCTCCAGTGTTTTTCCGGCTTTTGCAGCCCGGTCAATGATCGCGTTCTCCGCTTCCAGTATCGCCTGCTCCGTCAGAAGGCTGTCAAGGCTCTGGCGTTCCTTTGGCTCGAAGGTGCTGAGGATGTTGTGGAAGATGATGTTCAGCCTGTCATAGAGTTCAGCCTTCGCCTGCTCCTGGTCGGGTTGAGGGATAGATTCGATGAAGGAGCGGTTCAGGTGTGTCAGGGCTGTAAGCAGCATGGTGCAGGAATCCTCGAAGGGGTCTTCGCTCAGTCCGAAGCCTTTTGAGGTCAGGGTGATTTGGCTGGTGGTGGGGTTTTTGGTGATGGTGAGTTTCATTTTGAGTCTCCTTTTGGGTTGTTGATGGTTGGGTTGATGGTGTGTTTTTATTAGAAAAACAAAATTTATATTATATAGCATATATACACATATTATAATATAAGTCTTTTTTAAGGGCAACCCCCTACCGCTCGGCAAGAATTTTTGAACCTGGATAAATAAGTATTCAGGATATTTAGTAGTCATTATAGGAGGTAAAAGATGGGATAAGTTTACGCCTGAAGTAGAGGCCATCATTAACCGAGCTGATGCTCTTGAAGACGTCTTCTATTTTGATCCGATGTTCAAATATGAGCATCTGCTCGAAGGCGAAGATTGGTAAAAGGTATATTATAAGGAGGTAAACAAAATGAAGAATGCGTTAATCAATTTAGTAACGGAATATCAGATATTCCGCAAAGGTGAACAGGAATATTTCCTGTTCAGAATTGAAGGTAAGAATATCTTCGCGGATACCCGCGGAGATGTTCTGCATATCCGTAGCTTCCTGAGTGATGAACGCACTCAGGAGCTGTATGCTTGGATGGCTGAGAAAGGCTACTATGCTGTGGTAGCCTCAGTTTGTCCAGACCACAACCAGGAAGAGAGTGGCTGGAGTTACTGCCAGTTGTATCTGGCGGTAGCTGCATACCGCGCTCACCTGAAAGCTCAGGCGGCAAAACTTCCTGGGCTTCTTCAGAAGCGTGCAGAACTTAGAGGAGCTTATAAAGCTCTTCAGATTCTGCACAATGATCTGAAAAGGCAGCAGGTTAATGCTGTAGCCGTACAGCATGTTGCACTGGCAATGAAGGCTGTCCGCAAGGATGGCCTGAAAGTATCCGATGAAATTATGGCAATCGAAAAGGAGGTGAAATAGTATGGAATACGGCTGGGTTTGGGACTTGATCCTCATGCAGGATGAGGATAGAACCAGAGACGGTGACGATGAGTAACCGTCTCAAACAGTTGAAAACACTTGATTGCAGGGAAATGTATGAATATACATTTTCCTGTATAGTTATTTAGGAGGTAAGAATTATGAAAACTGTTAACACTAAAAAGGCATTTAATAAGATTATGATGACTTCTGAAAAAGGTGACACGCAGATAATAGTCAGGCATCAAATGAGTGCTGCCTATTATATCCTGAGGGAATATGATTATGTTCCCTATGTGGTACGCCAGGTCAGGGCTGAGGATTTCCCCTCAGTCTGGAAACGCCTGAGAAAGGCTGGGTATATCCAGCAGAACTGCGATTGGTCAGACACTATGGTGCAGGGTGCCATAGTGGATTACCACAATGGCGTTAATCGGAGGAAGGATGTTAATGAACAGCTTCGGATTCAGCTTCCGGGGCTGTTCAGGTAGTTCTGAGGATAAAGAGTGGTGTGTTTCCGCACACCGCTCTTTATTTTCCTTATTCTCAACACCAGCCGATCCCCGTGTGCGGAGTGTGAATGCCTGCATACTTATATATGTTCCTGCGTATGTCATCATAAATAACATAGCGAAACAGCCTCTCTCAGAGGCTTTCAGGTTCGTAAGGATAAATTGCTCAGGGATGCTGTAAAAGTCGCTCAGAAGGGCAAATAGTGGCTCGTATGGTTATGTTAGTCGTTAGCGTTAGGCTGTAGTGGGTTTGGGTGGTATTCACCCTTTATACATTTTGGAGTATTTACTTAATTGTCTGAATAATGTGTATTCAGGCTGTTTTTCATACATATTCTTCCATTTTCTGTGTTTATGCTTATACGGGGTACTACTTTTTGTATTAAAAAAAGTACAATTTGTTTTCCAAAAAAAGTTACTTAGGGATATTTTTTCTGATATACATTTTTATGTATATTATATATAGTTTTATACATAAACATGAATAAATATAAATAACTGAATATTCACAAAATCCCAAAAAACAGTTTCATGAAAAAGCAAAAAATCAAAAAAACTAAAATTCACACCTCTCACACATCTGTCAGTATTTCCCAAATCCCATCAATTGTCAGAATTGTAGTGAATTATCTGGTCAAAATGTTCACTTTTCACCCGATTTGAGCCAAAAATCACCTAAATTGTCACAATTGTGTCTAATCGGTAAAAATTTACCGTTTATCTTTGATAGTTAATTAACAAACTTTCTCCAAAATTGTATACAATCTGGGAAAACCCCAAAATCTTTATACATTGTCACCCTAAACTGGTACAAATCGGTACTTGACACGCCTATTGTCACCCTACCCACCTCTAAAATTAGACCCACTCTAATTATCTGAAAACTTTTCCCTTAATTGTGCGAATAATCAATTATCTCAATTGTTGGAACAACTGTGACAATTTACCTCAAAACACCCCCAAAACACCTCAGACCTCCCGAACTCACAAATCTATAAATATACATTTTTATGAATACTCATAACCGCCTTTCGCTAAATTCCAATCTCCGCCCCGTGCATACTCTATCTACCTCAGTCCTTACTTCAGTGTAACGCGGTGAATATTAAATACGCCCTTTTCAGCCCTTCCGTCAAGAGCCGCTTCGCTCTTCCTCTTGACCTCAGGTCTTTCAGGGCGTACTCGGGAAATATAATTTAATATTTTATTTTATATTTCAAGGAGGTAATGGAAATGAAATATAAAAATGCCAGAAGCCGTCATCCCTTCGGTAAGGGGCATCAGACCCGTAGATCGTTTGTCGCGTTAATTCACGACAACGAACTCGACTATGAGTTTACGAGTCAAGATTGCCCGATGAGTCTCTGGGAACTGGAGATGGTACTCAGCACTCGGTTTGACGATGTGACTGAGCATCATTGTCACCGCATTCAGCGGGCAGGAAACACCTTCTTCCTGGTGGACGAAGATTCCGGCCAGTTCTTAGACCAGTGGACAGCAGTTGACTGCTCAGAACTGCCGAACTGGAGGGAGGTGCTTGCATGACCTTCTCTCAGACCTCAGACAGACGCGAATCAAAGGTCGGGTTTATGCCCGGCCGGAGATTCGTATTTCAGACCGAGGAGGGTAACCTGTTCTCCAGGACAGCCCTCCTGGAAGAAGCCCGTCTTCACTCCTGTTGGTTAGACTTCAGCTTTGATGGTACGTTATATGACGTACCGGATACGCCGGAGTCCAGACCGACAGACAGTTATTACCAGCCCCTGCCTGAATACCCAGGTACAAGGGGTTATGCGGAAAGAAACATTCCGCAACAAGTTAATATTTTAACGGGGGAGCCACTCCCGAAGTGGCCTGAAGCGCAGTTCGTGCCTTCAGATCGTCCCCCGTTGTCAGAGCCGGAACCGAGGCAGGCAAATCCGTATACTGTATATTTACGGACGCACGCCTCGGTAACAAATGACAGCCTCCTGCAGTTTCATACGCTGCTGGAGACTGTCTTATCAGTGCAGACCAGCCAACCTGCACAGGCCAGAGAGATATTAACGCTCTGTGCCCGTGAGGGCTGGTTTGCACCTAACTGCCGCGAGGTAGGTGAAATCACAAACACCTGCCCCGCAGCAGAATACTTAAAACTGAATAACAAGCCGGAACCCGATGTTCAGTCCAGAGCATCGCAGATTCCGGAATACAGCATACCAGGCAAATATCATGACCTGGTATACGGTCGCTGTGAAGATTAGTCAACGAAACGCCGTCTGCAGTTTTGTAGACGGTGTGAATTTTAATTCATAATATTCAGGAGGTACAAAATGAATATCAATGCAACTCAGAATGCAACCGTTAATACTAATTCACTGTTAGATGAACTGCTTGAGTCAGTTCAGCTGACTAAAGACCTCAGAGATATGCCCAAGGGAAAATATAATATCACTTTCAATGAAATGAAGGTGAACCAGAATCCGTCTTCTGGTTATATTTTTATTGAATTTTATGGAAGCCTGGACGGTGATCGCGTCCGGGTCAGCACAATATTGAATGAGATGACCGGTGTAACCTGCGCCGGGCTTCTCAAAGCCGGGAGCTGCAAGAACCTGAAGCAGCTTCAGCAGAAATTCAATAATGGCGAGTCCATCGCATATACGGTGACCCAGACCGCATCCGCCGATGGTCGCTATATGAACTGGCGTTAAGCCGGTTCTCAGGGAGCGGGTATCTCAGCCCGCTCTCAGTTATTTTTTTCAGACGCTGGGGGTAGTTAGGATTACGCCACCAAAAGGAGTAGCTTATGTTACATAAATTAAAAATTGAAAAACCGTTCTACGAAGCGGTCAAAGCAGGTCTGAAACCATTCGAAATCCGTTCAAACGACAGGGGGTTTCAGAAAGGTGATCTGATTCAGTTCAAAGTCCGTGACCAGGCTCAGAACTGGACATACAGAGAAACCGAGGAACTGTATGAAATCACTTATGTGATGTCAGGATACGGTTTGAAAAATGGTTATGTTATTCTGGCAATTCGCCCTTATAAACCCAATGAAAAGGAGTAAATCATGTTTGAACACATCGCACTCAAAGCCGCACACATTCTGCTGATCCTTATGCTGATCGCAGGAATCTTCTTTGTCATGCTGGACAATGCACCGACCTACGCAGCATCCAAATCTTCCAAGACGAAGCAGATTGCAACACTGAAGAAACAGAATAAAGCATTAAAAAAGAAGCTGAAAGCCGCAGGGGATAAAGCCCTGAGCTGGAAGATTCAGGCACTGGAAGCAGACAGAAACACCGCAAGCGCAAATGAAGCCTGCAATACACTCAGAAATCAGAATTATTGGTTGTGGGACGTTGTGGGTTCGTTGAATATAAGCTATAATAAGGAAACAAAGACATTCACTGTTTCCGACCCACCTGACAGCTTCACAATCAATCACACACGCTATCAGGTTATCAAATCCAAATAATGTTTGACGCAGTGACAGAGTTAAATAACATCCAAACAAACAAACCAAACAAGGAGGAAAAGCCAATGCTGATTAAAATGATGGCTGATAAAGCCTATCTCGTATCCGATATTTCCTGTGAGGATTTTCTGTTCGTACAGAGAAACTGCCCGGCTGCACTGAAGCTGGTAGATGAAGACCATAATGAGGTGTTCAGACTCGCTACTGATACTGCTCGTGACGCAGAGATCAGACCATACTGCCTCGTCTTTAACGGAGAGGAAGATGGAAAACTCGCCGCGATGTTCACCGTGACTGGTCAGAACAGAGAGGAAAAGAAGGAATGTGCTGCGGAAATGCTGGCTCCGATCTGGAAGTACGTTGAAACCGTAGCAAAGAACATTGAGACCCAGGCAAGCGTTTACCGCGATGACCTGAAGAAAATCAAAGAAGTTGTAACTGAAATTTAGTATAAATCGGAACTCTGTCACTGTTTAATATCACTAAAAATAAAAAAAACCTAAAGGAGAATTAAAATGATTAAAATTACGATTGGAACAAACACTTCTAAGAAAGACGTACTCACTCAGCCGGATGCTACTCCCAGACAGCTCTTTGAGCAGGAAGGAATTGATTACAAGCACGGAGTACCGTATCTGGACGGTGGTGCGTTGGGCGATCGTGAACTGGATCAGCCCTTCTCAAACTTTGACATTATCGAAGACAGAGCATTCCTCATTGTTTCGGTAAAATCGGACTCAGCTGCAATGCACTAAGTCCAAAAAGCAGCCCGGAGTTGATTCTCCGGGTTGTGCTTATTTCAGAAAGGAGGTAACATGGACGCAGAACTAAGAAACAACTTGTATGAGACAATCAGATTCTATGACCCACTGTTGCATAAAAGTATAAATAATCTGATGCGTAACTCTGATAATCAGATTGAAAATTATATACTGAGCTGGCTGATTAACAAGGCAGCAGGAACAGATTTCAACTATGCTATAGACAGAAATAATGTCTATGATAACATGGCTGAAATAGATTCTCTTATAATAGCAGATGTAACTCCTGACAAGATTCTCAAAATCAGATGCACAAGCAGCCTGATACGAGAGGTAGTTGCAAGAAGCGATAAAAAAGAAGAAATCGGACTGGCAAACAATCTGATTGAAGAATACTTCAGAAGTAAACAGTATTCAGGTATGATTGCCTTCGCAGCAATTAGCGGTAAACTGCTGCTGATGGCAAACATAACAATCCTGGAGGATATGTCACAATTTGTTGTCAAGATGCTCCCGCATATTATCAATCAGTGTTTTGCTTATGAATGGAAAAATCCATATAAAAAAGCAGCTTATGCGCTGTGTGCAGACCCGGACAGCGAACAGACAACAAAGTACCTGGAAGAATGTCTGAAAATCTGGAATGATCCAATAAAACAGCTGGATGGAGTCCTGGAAAAGATGGTCGAAGCAGAATTAAATGACCTGAACGAGAAAAAGACAAGCCTTGAAGGGCAACTGCTGAATCTCAGTAGCAGACTAATGCAAGCTCAGGCTGATCTGCGAAGCGTTAAACGGGAGATGGCAGGTATAGAACTCTCCGGAACCCTGGAAGAACAGAAAGAATCCCTGCAGGAAGCTATTGAATACGCAAAAAGGATACTGCCGAATGCTGAAATCTCTCTGCACAAATCAATGAGTGCCGTGGAAATGAGCCACACGATTTACGATGGTTATTTCCTGATGATTAAAGGCGTATTTCCAATTACGCAGTTCGATAACGACCTGGCTATACGGATTAACAACTCATATCTGCCAAATACAAGAAAGCAGAAACTGTTTGAAGCGATATTTGTTGATAAAACAGTAACACTGCTGACAAAAGTGAACATGGGGCTGAATCTTCAGAACTTCCAGGCAGGTTCACTGTCATTAAGCAGCACTTATGAACCGAATATTCTGCCACATACACATCTTCAGCACTATCACTGCTGGGGAAATACATACGATGAAATTCTCTGCTGCCAGCAGGACAAGAATTACATTCAGGCGATCACACAGATGCTTTACGCAGCGCAGAGCATCAACCTGACTGATTCTTCAGTTACAGAACGCCTGCTGGGAACTCTGCTGGAATATGATGAACAGTATATGCTGAAAAATAATGAAACAGGCGTAATGCTGACCGTAAAGGAGGTACTGGATGAGATTACTGAAACTGACGCCGAAGATGATTGATAGTTTAACGAAGGCACTGAAAAAAGACCCGTTCCCGAAAGAGAACATGCTGGAATATTTCCCGAAGACCTGCACAAAACAGAGAATCATCTTCACTGAGATCGCATGGAATAAGATGCAGGAACTGGTACATCAGTCTTCTAAAGAGATTGGATGGCATGGCTACATTACACGCGGAGATCAGGAAAACACCTGGGTGGTTTATGACATTGTGGTTTTTCCGCAGACAGTCACCAGCATGACGGTAACACCTGATGCAGATGAATTTGCCAAATGGCAGATGGAACGCATGAAAGATGAGAGCCTGGACTTCAATGAAATGAAAATGCACGGTCACTCTCATGTAAATATGAACGTCTCCCCGTCCGGAACAGATACAACCTATCAGGAAGACATCCTGAAAAACCTTCGGGAAGATGACTACTATCTGTTCCTGATTATCAACAAGAAAGGTGATATCTGGGCACAGCTGTATGATACGAAAAACTGGATACGCTATGACAAGACCGATCTGATTATCACACATGAGTATGATGCCTCAGCCTGGGCGAAGCGTATCATTAAGGAAAACATCACCGAAAAGAAATACGCCAGCACCAGCAGATCAACCTACAGCCAGAGCCAGATTTACATCAACGATTACTACGGAGGATAAAAACGATGAATCTGAACAAATCAATAGATTACTTCAATCCGGAAAAACTTGATGCACCCGTCCATATTATCGGATGCGGTGCAATCGGAAGCAGTATCGCAGAACTGATGACCAGAATCGGCGTAACCGACCTGCATCTGTGGGATAGCGATACGGTTCGTCCGCATAATATCGCGAACCAGTTATTTCAGCAGGATCAGGTTGATATGTTCAAAACCAAAGCAACCGTACAGCTGCTGAAGAAAATCAATCCGGACATCAGACCAACCGTTCACCCATACTGGACGGCGGACACCAACTTCATCTCAGGTTATATCTTCCTGTGCGTAGACAACATTGACCTCAGAAGGCTGATCGTTCAGCTGAACAGATATAACACACAGATCAAAGCCTTCTTTGACACAAGGATGGCTCTGGAGGAAGGTCAGCTCCATGCAACGGATATGGAAAACGACCATATTGAAGCCTTCCTGAAGACCATGGATTACTCTCATGAAGAAGCAAAGAATGCTGTGCCAGTCAGTGCCTGCGGAATCGAACTCTCCATCACACCAACTGTGCGGATTCTGGCCAATTATCAGGTAGCGAACTTTATCAACTTCGTAAACGATAAAGGCCTGATAAAATTCGCAGACATCAATATCTTCAACTTCAGTGCAATGTTCTACCCGCTGAAGTAAAACAAAATATTCCTATCATAGAATCTTTTCGAAAGAAAATGTTCATGTGTATCACTGAATAACCACAACGTAAAGGGAAGAGGCTCACCAGGAAACGCCGCAGAGCGCAGCCTGAAAAGCTAATAAAAGTAATAAGCCACCGCAGTATCTGGTCGTGAGGTCTAAAAGGTACCTGCACCCTTGAAATCCCAACAACCAAGCTCCCTGAACAAGGCGACTTGGCAAGTCATCTTAGCCAGCAATGTTACATTAGGAGGATGATCCCGCCAATCGCATACCTCTATCGTATGAAAGGAATAACAATATGTATACAACCTATTACGCAAAAGCATCACGCTTCAAAGAAGAAGATGCAATAAACGCCTTCTTCAGGAACAAGGAATACACTCCTGAAGAAAAACAATTCACAAGACACACGGTGAAAGATTCCCACCTGGCAATCTCACCGACAACAAATGAGAACTGGATGAGACAGATAGAATCTCTGGCTCAGGTAGCAACAGATATGGAGCTTCTTGTCACGGAAGACCATTATCACAGGTTCTACATCCCGAAGCACTCAGGAGGATTCCGGGAAATCAACGCACCGGATGACAAAATGAAATACTTCCTGCAAAGCGTAAACCATTTCCTTCAGACTTACATGAGAATACTGCCGCATTCCGCAGCATACGCTTATGTTAAGAATGAAAGCGTAGTCACCATGATGAAAAAACATCAGAGAAACCGTTCCAAATGGTTCCTAAAACTGGATATTAAAGACTTCTTCCCATCCTGGAATGAAGAAAATATCTTTCAGGTGCTGAGTCAGATTTATCCAATCGGAGAATATATCTACAGTGCAGATATGAAACGAGTCCTGAGAACCTGCACACTGAATCATGTGCTGCCTCAGGGTTCACCGACATCACCATATCTGACCAATATTCTGATGGTTCCGTTTGATTATGAGTTCTCAAAATATCTGCAGGAAGACCAGGAACAGTTCTTCGTCTATACCAGATATGCAGATGACATGATTATCAGCTGCAGGGAATCCTTCAAATTCAACCCGATCGTGAATAAAGCAGAAGAACTGCTGTCAAATCTGAATGAGAACCTGAAACTCAACAGAAGCAAAATCCGGTACGGAAGTGCAGCAGGCCGCAACTGGAACTGCGGGATCATGCTGAACAAGGATAATCGAATGACACTGGGACATAAAGAAAACCAGAAATTCAAGAGCCTGATCTTCAGATTCTTCAGTGAAAACATCGAAGAAAAAACCTGGCATAATGAAGATGTCATGCAGATGCAGGGTCAGGTATCCTGGCACAAAGCCGTTGATCCGGATTATACGGAATATGTGCTGAATAAATATTCGTCTAAATTTAATATCAGTTACAAAGAACTGATAAAACGCTTTTATTAAACCTTAGTTATGCTGTATAATATTATGCAGGCATCATGTGAAAACTGATGTACCACACTGTAATAAATCACAAAATTCCAGCCGAAGCAGCATAGGGAAATACAAAGTCTTTCCCACTGCTGCTCCGCGAATTTTGATATTCCGTAAAGTTTAATAAAGGAGCAGAGAAAATGAAACAACCACCAGCAGAAAATGTTTATGTAGCACTGTTATTCCGCTATTACATCATCAACCTACGCAAAATGACAGAAAAAGATGTGCATAAAATGGCGAAAATAACATTGCAGATATGCAGAATCTGGTTCGACTTCAACGAGGTCGAATTTACAAAAGAGATGAAAGAGGATATAATGGACACAGTAGTGAAATTCAACGAAGCATTATATCTGCCAAAAACGCGGTCAGAAGAAGCCAGACAGCTTTTAGTCGCAGGATACGAAATCAAAGACATCGTAAAATTAACTGGTGCAGTCAGAGAACAGCTAAAAGGTAAACGCGCAAAAATACCGCTAAAGCCGATATACAACAGCAAAATATTCAGAGATCACCGGTTAAAAACGGTAAGAAAGATTCTTGCCGCCGTAGACTTTGTAAAAAAGACAGGAGTATATTATGACCCACGAAGAGAAACAAAACTTATGGATGATTTTCCGCGCTTCCGGTAAAGATGCCATTACCGCAAACCAGTACCAGCTGGAGGAAATGTGCAGTGCCGTAGGAACACCGATAAGTGCAGATGTATGGGCTGAGTTTCTTCAGGAACCTGATGTACGAAAATATGTACAAAAGCAGGTGGAAGGAATCGCAAGAGCTGCCATCAACAATCTGATTAACGATGCGGGTTCCAGTAACTCCGTAGGAAAATCCCAGTTAATCAGCACTCTGGCGAAACTGATTCACGATGATGAAGAACCGGAAGGCCCCGTATTTATTTACACTTATGTACCACCTTCTGAAATGGAACAACTCGCAGAAAATGTAAAACGCCCTGAAGAAAACGAGGTACAAAATGACACTAAAGCTGAGACCTTATCAGATACAGGATGCGCAGTTCCTTATAAAGAAGCACTCGACAGCCTGCTTCAACGAGCAGAGGACAGGAAAGACGCCGACCGCCCTGTACACCGTAAAACTGCGTGGCTTGACGAAATCTGACGGAACAACAAGAGTTCTGGTTATCACCACCGCTTCAGCACTCCAGCAATGGAAGGAGGAATATGAACGATGGCTGAACCTGCCCTGCACAGTATGTTCAGGAACAAAAACAAGAAGAGAACGCCTGATTAAAGAAGAATGGCAAAACGGTATGATTATCTCTTTGGATTCTCTGAAACAAACTGCACGCTCTGAAGGCATGGTTCCTCAGATACTCAAGCAGAAACCACAGCTTCTGATTTTAGATGAAGCGCATAGAATAAGAAACACGAAGTCAGCCTCTGCAAAGTCAGTATTAAAACTGGCACGCAGAGTACCTAATAAATTAGCACTCACGGGAACGCCCGCACCGGGAAGAGCGTATGATATTTTCGGCATACTGCAATTCCTGTATCCAAGAACTTTTACCTCCGCTTGGAAATTCAAACGGGAATACTTCCGTGAGGACAGACAGGAGATATGGACAGGAGGCAGCCTGAGAACATTCTCAGAATTCAATGAATTCCTCCCTGGGAAAGAACAGGATTTACAGCTGCTTCTGTCCTACATCTCCGTAAGACGAACCCGTGCAGAAGTTATGCCATGGCTTCCTGATAAGGATTATCAGAGAGTGGCACTGCCATTAACGAAAATACAGGAACACGCTCTGGATACTCTGCATAAAGAGTTCCGTATAGGAAAACTGGAAACAGTAGGAGTTCTGGACACCCTGATAAGAGAAAGACAGCTGTGCCTTGATCCGCAGATAGTCGGAGTAGTTGGCAAGTCACCGAAAACGGAATGGCTGAAACAATATCTTCAGGATTACGAAGAGCCTGTACTGATTTTCAGTAAGTTCACCACATACCTGAAATTGTTGTTTAACGAGTTGTCCAAAAAGTATAAACTCGCTATGATTATCGGAGATACGCCTCAGGCAAAGAGGCATAAATACAAAACCGATTTTCAGGCAGGAAAATTCAATATTCTGCTGCTGAATATTGATGCAGGAAAAGAAGCTCTGACACTGGACAGAGCGGAAACTGCAATATTCATGGACAAATATCCGCCAATAGGAGATATTCTTCAAGCAGAAGACAGATTCGTAGCCACTACTCAGGACAAACAAAATAAACCGCACAAGATCATCGAACTGATGATGAAAGATTCATTCGATGAAAAAGTATATGACCTGCTCCGCTCCCGCATGACGGAGACAGACATCATAAACAACTATCACCATTATCTAAAAGGAGGAAGCAATGCCAAATAACCCATTATTTGAATTTCAGACAGCCGAACGAAAACAGCTGAAAGCCTCTATCCTCATTGAAGGACTGTCCGGCTCAGGGAAATCCGGTCTGGCTCTGGTTCTGGCAAACGCTCTGGCAAAAGGAAACTCTTCCAAAGTGTTTGACATTGACACAGAGAACAATTCCGTAGCCCTGTTTGCCGGAATCAAGTCATCTTCAGGAGGAAACTTCGGAGGATTTCAGATTGCCAACTTCACCCCTGAACTGGGCTATAAGCCCAGCAACTACATCGCATTTCAGAACGCCGCAATTGAAAACGGTGCGGAAGTGATAATCAACGATTCCATTTCTCATGCCTGGAGTTATGAAGGCGGTGTGCTGGATATTCTGTCCAAACTGAAGAACTCCAACAGCCGTTATCAGAGAGACACTTATGCTGCATGGGGTGATCCGGAAGTGGTTGAGGAAAAACTGAAGCTGATGGACCTGCTGAGAAACAGCAAATGTCACATCATTTCCACCGTCCGTGTAAAGGAAAAGATGGAATATCAGACCGGAGCAGACGGAAAGAAAGAACTGGTTTCTCTGGGAGATCAGGAGATTATGCAGGCAGACATCAAGTATGAGCCTGACCTGGTGATTCACATGATAAGCCCAGGACAGGCAACCAACAAGGGAATCAAACATCCGAAAGGCAGAATCGTGAAAACACGCTACACAATCTTCGACAAAGATGATATAATTGAATTCACACCGGAGATATGCAATCAGATCAGAGAATATCTGGAAGAAGGCACAAGCCCGGATGAACTTCAGGCGCGTCAGCACGAGGAATATGAGAAATTCATCAATGAAACGCTCAAAGCCAACAAAACAAAACAGGCTCTGTGGAAAGGACTTTTGGAGAATGCAGGATATAAAGATGCAAAATCCAAAGACCTGCCTCTTCAGATATTAAAAGAACTCTGTATCACTCTGAGCCAGTAGAAAGGAACTGCAAATGAACATCACAGAAAAAGACATCACCGCTCATGTTGAAACACTCCCGGAAGCAACTCCGGAAACACCCACGCCTCAGGAAGCTCCCGAAGAGAAAGAAAAAGAACCACGCATTTATGAAGACCTGCATAATGTTACTCCAGGCAGGATGACCGATAAGGAGAAAAACCGTTATATCAAACAGATACGCATGGAACTGAAAAGCATCAAAGAACAGTACAAGAACATGTCAGAAATCGCTGAATCGTTCCAGAAACAGAAAACAGAGACGGAGAAAGCCTTCGAGGAACTTCGTCAGTTAATTAACAAAGACATGGATAAAATCCGTATCTTTGCAGAAACCATTGTAACAACAACGAAAGGAGACCACTAATGGCAATCAATTATGACGCACTGCCAACTGAAAATGAAAGTTCATTCCCGAAACTGGAAGGAAGATATATCGCTGAAATCGCATCAGCGGAAATGAAAGTATCTAAAACAGGAAACAATTATCTGAATCTGCGCTACAATATCACAGATGCAAACGGAAAGAAGTACGGAAGCGTCTTTGATATGCAGTTCGATTCCGATAAGAACTTCCTTCAGTACAAACTGAAGCGGTTTATCGTAGGTTTCCAGATTCCGATTTCCGGAACATTCGAACTGGCTGATCTGACAAAACTCTGTGTCGGAAAAAAGGCTTATGTCGACCTGAAGGTAGAAAAGCAGGAAGGCTACGATCCGAAAACCGTAGTTGATGCCTCAGCAGCTGAAATCTATGCTCCGCTGGAACAGATAGCTCCTGCTGAACAGACTATCTTTGAGGCAATTGACGAAGAGGACAGTACACCGTTTTAACTTACAGATAAGGAGCTGACACATGAGTTTTTTGGAAGATTATTTCGGACTGAGCGGAGAGCATACAGAAGAATCTGTATGCTGCCCTTTTCCGCATACCATAAACGGACATCAGTACCAGGAAACCAACCCCTCAGCTTCCGTCAATATTGATAAAAGGGTATTTCATTGTATGGCCTGTGACAGAGGTTATTCCGAACAGGGATTTATTAAAGAACTACTCGGAACCTCTGACATAGATGCCTATGAAATACAGCGTATATTCAATGCAGGTACTCAGGAAAACCTGCTCACATGGTCAGAGGAAGCCGTCCTGGAGCCGGAAACAAAACAGTTATGCCTGGACTTAGGCATATCTGAAACTGTTATCCGGCAGCTCAGACTGGCTACACATCCTAAAACTAAAGCCATTGCCTTTCCAGCGTTCATGTACGGACATGTTGTAGATATTCGCTGCTATGCTCCGGGAAAATCCCCGAAAGTAAAAAGCCGGAAAGGGAGCAAGTCAGGATTCGTTATTCCTTATGACCTGTGGCAGGAAACTTCTGAGAACATACCGACATTGATATGCGCTGGCGAAAAGGATATGGCAGTCGCAAGGTCTCACGGTTTCAATGCTATCACACTAACGGGCGGAGAGCGAGCACTGCCCAAATTTAAGAAACCATTTGCGAACAGACACATCGTCATCGTCTATGATAACGATGATACCGGCAGAGAAGCCGCACAGCATCTTGCTGACTGGCTGTATCCAATCGCAAAATCAGTTAAAGTCTGCACCGGATTCCACAGCGGTATGCAGAACGGAGAAGATATTACCGACTTTTTTGTAAAATACCATCACTCTTCGGAAGACCTTGCGGAGATAATCCGCAACACGCAGGATCACCAACCTTCCGAAACCCCTACTGATTCTCCTGTTATTTTGGAAAACAAAAAACCGGTAACGCTTCTTCAGGCATCCGCTGCGGAAAACCGTTGCAATATACAAGTCAGTAATGTACAGGTCACCGCAGTCTCAGAGCAGACATTCGCTTGTCCGGCAGCAGTCGTTGCAACAAAAACACATGAGGATAAGAACGCTGTGATGAGACAGGGTGAAACCCGAACATGGCAGTTATCCACAGACAACATCGGAGACATCATCGGTCTCGTTGATAATAACCTGTCCAAATCAATGACCGAGGATGCTCTGAGAGAATACATGCACATTCTGAAGAAAGAACGATATATTCAGTTCAAAACCCTGAATGAATGTACAGTGTATAAATGCGTTGTCACCGATCTGTTTGAAACTACAAACACTGAGGATACACAGCCAATGGAGTATGTATGTTACTCAATCAACAAGCGTTTGCAATCAGGACATAAGTACAAACTATCTTATCGCCTGATTGCAAACAGACAAAAAGGCAGCCAGCTTGTTCTCGTTGCCTTTGAATCTGAAACTGCTGAAGATTCCGTTAATAATTTTACCACATCGTCAGAACATATACAGAGTCTTCAGCAGATACAAAAGCCAGAGAGTGTCAGTGTTCCGGACTGGCTTAACGAGAATGCGGAACGCCTGAAATCCTATCTGGGGTATGATGGCAATAACCTGCTTATTACGACACTCGACCTGGCTTTTCATACAGTATTAAATTTCAATTTCGGAAATACAAAAAATATACGAGGATACCTGGATACTCTGATAATCGGAGAATCCCGTGTAGGAAAATCCTCCACAGCGGAAACGCTGAGAAACCTGTATCGTCTGGGAACATTCACTTCCCTTGCAGGAAACGCTGCGACAATCGCAGGACTGATTGGAGGCAGCAACAAAACAAGCGGAGGAATGCAGACCAGAGCAGGAATCATTCCGCAGAACAATGGTGGACTGATTATCTTTGAAGAACTTGCAAAATCCGGAACAGCAATCATTAAGGAACTAACCGATGTCCGTTCCAGTAATGAAGTCCGGATTTCAAGAGTTTCAGGAACGATCACCATGCCTGCAAATGTGCGAATGATTACCCTGTCCAATCCGAAAACAGCAGACGGAGACATCCGGTCAATATCCTCATATCCCAACGGTATTCAGGTTATCAAAGACCTGATCGGTACTGCTGAGGATATTGCCAGATATGACATCATGCTGGTTCTGGCAGACAGAGGAAATTCTCAGATCGACCCACTGTGGCAGCCGATGGAATCCTTTCCAGAGGAATCCTACCGTGCGCGTATCCGCTGGATATGGTCTCGTAAACCGGAGCAGATACATTTCGAACGCAATGCGGAAAAATATCTGGTAGAACAATGTAACCTGCTGAACAGAGAATATGATACTCATGTCAGACTGTTCGGAACGGAAGCCTGGAAAAAGGTCGCAAGACTATCCATCGCAATTGCAGGATACTGTATCTCAACAGATGCTGAAGATTACAGCAGCATCAATGTGCGGAAGGAACACATTGACGCAGCAGTGGAATACTTCAAAGCAATCTATGACAATGACACATTCAGGCTGAAAGATTATGTACGGTTTGAAAAGAAGTTCACGGATATTGATGATGACGGGATTGCTATGCTTCAGCGTATCTATGACCGTTCACCGAGTATTATTGCCACACTTCAGCAGGAGAGTTCCGTGACCAAACATACACTGACCGCAGCTACAGGAATGTCTCAGGAGGAAGTCAATAAACTTCTGGCCATGCTGACAGAAGGCTGCTTCATTAAGCATAGTGGCAGGGAAATCATTCCGACCCAGAGACTGAGAAAAGGTCTGCCGCATCTGTCAGCAAAGAAACATATCCAGACCGTAGGTCAGATAAGACAGGAAGGAGGAATTGACTTTGAAGACATTTAAGTGGTATGCCAAGCACATTACAACTATGGATGGTCTTCAAAAAATGGTAGAGTTATTTCAGACAACACGCGTTCATTATGCCGCATTTGATACAGAAACAACTGGTCTGCATATCATTAAAGACAAGCCGTTTCTGTATCAGTTCGGCTGGACATGTGCGGATAAAATAGGATACGCCTTTGCTGTTGATCTGGAAGAACATCCTTTTGTAGCACAGAAAACGATCCTGGCGTGGCATGAACTTGTAAGAAATGTTCCGGTTTATGCAGGACACAATGTCAAGTTCGATCTGCACATGCTTCAGAATATCAACTTCCCGTACAGAGGAGACAACCTGACCGATACTCAGTTTTATATCCGTTATGCACATGACGCTCTGCATCAGCCGGAAGGAGGGCCTCCGCTCGGACTGAAGAACTACTGCGCAAGATATATTGAACCGGAAGCAAAATTCCATGAACAGCGGTTGAAAGAAGAACGCACAGCCATTGCAAAGAGACTAAATGAAGACCTGAAGCAGCGTATGGGATTTACGCTGGCAAAGATGAAAGTCTATTTCAACGACTGCATCTTTGCACCGGAAGACCTGCCGGATAATCTGGGAGAAATCTATACAAAGTGGAAAGAAGAACTTCCCTACGGGCTTTCCACAAAAGTCACGACAGTTGTTGAGTCAGATATGATTCCATACAACATTCTGGACAGGAAAGAAGTAATTAAATACGCTCTGATGGATATTGTCTGGACACTGGAAGTTCTGGAGCAATGCGCTCCGGTAATACGCGCACGAAAGAACATGAAGGCAGTCAAGATTGAGAATAAACTCATCCTGCCGTTTATGGATATGGAACGCGTTGGTTTTCAGATTGACACAGACTACCTGAATACAGCAAAAGATAATCTGCGGGAATATATCCTGAAGCAGCGTCAGATAATGAAAGACCTGACCACATTTGATGACCTGGCACACAGGCACAATACCATCAAGCATCTGTTCCGTGAGGAATATGATATTACACTGAAGAGTACCGATAAGGAATCTCTGGAACGCCTGCGGGCAGAAACTCATAATGATAAACTGAAGCAGATCATTGACCTGATTCTGAAACTGCGGACACTGGAGAAATGGTATTCCACCTATGTTATGAAGTTCTGGAACCTGCATACAGACAGAATCTACACAACAATCAATCAGGTGCAGCCTGTAACAGGAAGAATCTCTTCAGATTTTCAGCAGTTTCCACGAGGCGGAATTAAAGATGATGAAGGAAATGAAATCTTCAACCCAAGGCAGATGATTAAAACGCCGACTGCTACAGTTTACCTAGATTATTCCCAGATCGAACTGAGATTTCAGGCAATCTATACAATCTTGTGCGGACATCCTGATGTCAACATGTGCCGGGCGTATATGCCACTGCACTGTCACAGACTGAATTTTGAACAGTTTGATTATAATAATCCTGAGCATATTAAACATGCCTATGACGGAAACTGGTTTCAGGATGAGGATAATAAACCGTGGAAGCCTGTGGATGTGCATGGTGCAACAACGACAGCAGCAACAGGGCTGCAGCCATGGCAAAAGGGATTTAAGGAAGCAAGATATGATATTGGCAAGCGCGTAAACTTCGCTAAGAATTACGGTGCTACCAGAAATAAAATCCGGCAGATGTTTCCGGATAAGACCGAAGAGGAAATCACACGGATTGACCAGGCGTATTACAAAGCCTTTCCGGGAATCAAAACCTACCATGGCTATTGTAATATCAGGGCAAACACATATCCGGGAACCGGAAATATGTTCGGTGTGATTTACTACGGGATGTCTGCACATAAACTGAAAAACGCTCTGATCCAGGGAAGTGCTGCATATTTCCTGAAATTGAAAATTATACAGTTATATGAATACTGTCAGAAGCACGGAATCAAATCACCTCTTCAGATGCAAATACATGACGAACTGTCATGGATATGGAATCCTGAAGATGATCCGGAAGTATTCTTCAAGTTCAAGGAAATCATGGAGGACTGGAAGGACACACCTGTTCCGATTGTTGCGGACATGGAAGCCACGACAACCACCTGGGCAGAGAAGAAAGAAATTAACACTGTTGAAGAATTAAAGGAGTTACTTTATGCAGGAAAAGAAAATCAAACTCAGACAGAACAAGAAGGAAATAATTAACGCCTATGCTGTTTTAGCCAAAGGAATATGCGAAAGTTGTACAGCTCAGTTAATCAGTATATCTCAGCTGTTTAACATGCCTTATAAGGATGCAATCAAAATCGCAGGTACAATTCTGGAAGCTACGCTTACGGAAGATTATTTTGAAGCATCGACAATTCGCATAGAAGAAAATGATGAAGAGGTAATCTCATGAAACACTATGAATTCATTTTAGCCATTGACCCCAGCGGTTCTTTTTCAGAAGGAAAAGGAACTACTGGCTGGGTGTTGATGGACGCAAAAAGAAACGCTCTGCGCGTAGGCTGGATTTCCGCAGGGGAATATCTCAGCGCAGAAGAATATTATGATGCTCACCGAACACTGCTTTCTGATATGCACTATAAATACGGAGATGACATTGCAGTAGTCTGTGAGGATTATGTGTTGTATCCGAACCGTGCAGGAGCGCAGTCATATTCCAAATTGGAAACACCCAGGCTTATCGGCATCCTGCTGATGACCTGCTGGGATGAACGCCTTCCGATTCATTTCCAGACCGCAGCAGAAGTAAAGCCGCGCTGGTCAAATACCACGCTGATGAAAAACCATATCCTAAAAGGTTTAGGTTTTCGGAAAGGTTATGCTGTATGGCTGAAAAACGGTAAACACAAGAAAGTGCCTGAACACTGTATTGATGCAGTAAGACACGCCTGCCATTTCCTCACCTTTAAGAACGGTGAGCGAATGACATGTGCACCTGTACAAGTAACAACGAAAGGATTTGATAACTATGAAAACAGTTAAGCGTGACAATGTAAAGTATCCATACTATCTGTATATCGGAAAACGGAAGATTCCTGTACCAAAGCAGCAGAGATTCAAAAGTGAGTTTATCCGGAAACATGGGTGCAGCATTGTCGGAATGTACATCGGACTCAGATTCCTGGGAAAGAAGTGGACAATGAAACGCTGCCTCAGTTACATGAGAAAGCATTACAGCCCGAAAGCGAAGTTCACCATTCGCGACTGCGGAAAAGCAATGCGTGCAATCTGCGGAAGCGATCGTGTAAGCGTGCACAAAGAATACACAAAAGAGCAGCTTTCTAAATGGCTGCTTCAGGGAAACATGCTTATCTTTGAAGAAGCTGATCCGATTCATACCGTTGTACTGTACGGTTCTGCGGTAATGTACAGAATCTCTTCAGGAAAGATTACCAGAACAACCCTGGAGAAAGAATGGAAGAAACGCTGTCGTGCAAGTGTATATGAAGGAGTAATCGTATGCAGAACCAAGAACTGAAAGCCGATGCCGGAAAACTTGATCCGACCACTGTTCCGACAGAACTGATCTGGGCAATAGCCAAAGTCAGGCAGTATGGCATTGAAAAATACAAGGACAGAGAAAGCTGGCGTAAGGTAGAACCTGAGCGTTATCGTGCAGCACTGATGCGGCATATCCTGAAATACATTGATGACCCTGAAAGCTGCGATGAAGAATCAGGTATTCCACACCTGTATCATGCTGCGTGTAATATCGCTTTTCTCTGTGCATTGCAGGAGCCACCATCCTGGGAAGATGCTTGTCGGGCTGCACAGAAAGAGCATAAGTGTATTCAAAGCTGTGATGATTGTGAGGTAACCTATGAATATGATAAACACAGATGACCTTCTGACAATCCTGGAAAAAGGAGAGTATGAAGGCTGCCTGAGAGGAGACAACGGAACAAAAGGCATAACCATTTCAGGACTCGAACAGTTAATAGAGGAAATGAAATGGACTGTTCTGAAACAAAAGATTGTGGGAGCATTAGACACCTTTCTGTGTCAGAACATAAAGGAAGCCGGAAAATGCAAAGAAGACTGTACGCATTGCTGGGTAAACAGGGATACATCTATTCTGAAACTTCAGACAGCGAACAGGATAATCAGATATTGCAATAGAGAGAAAACTAAGGTATAATATACATGCAGTCTCCTTTGGGCGATATGTTTATTGTTACCTGCCGCGGTCTTTCTGATTTAAGATCGCGGCACTTGGCATTATGAAAGGAAACATTATGACAATGACAATCGGTGAACAGTACGAATGGGCGAAAGCCAATGTGAATGTACTGGACAGAATGAATTCTGGTACATTGAATCTTGAAGAGGCAAATCTTCCGATTCAGGTAGATGTTGCCGATATTGACCTGCTTCCGAATGAAGAATACGCCATGCTGAGAAAAGATGGCTTCGGATGCTCGGACAGTTCCATACTTGTCGGAGTAAATCCCTACACCACATTCGGACAGCTGATTAAAGAAAAATCAGAAACACAGCTTTCAGAAGAAGAGAAAGCCGTAGGTCAGAAAACTGCAGTAATCAAAGGCCGGGAACTGGAGCCGTTTATTATTCAAAAGAACGCCCAGATCACCGGAAGAAAACTGATTAAACCTGTGGATATGTACAGACATAAGGAATTTCCGTTTTTAACGGTGAACTTCGATGCGGTCATGGAAGCCAGAAATTCTGATAACAGTCTGATCTATTTCCCGGATGAAATCAAAGTTTCAACCTATTACGGAGCGAAACACTACAACCGGAAGAAAGCTTATTTCCGGGAACGAGAAGGATACTTCGATCCACCTGATCCGAGTATTTTTACATCAAAGACAAATACCATAGAACAGAAGGCTGCACAGGTAGGCATCCCACCATATTATTACACGCAGCTTCAGATGGAGATGTTCCACCTGAATGCACCATTCGGATTCCTGACTGTACTGTTTGAGAATGAATGGCAGCTGTGCACATGGATTGCTTATCAGGATAAGCACACGCAACTTCAGATTATCCTGAAAGGAAGCCAAGCCTGGGAACAGGTTGCAGCAAAGAAACATCTTGAATTCGATGAGCATGGTCTGATTAAAGGGAGGGGTCGCATTGAAGGTATGTCTGGAATGCGGAAAAGAATTTCAGGAGAATAGATGTACTCAGAAATACTGCTGTCGTAAATGCCAGAAGCGTGCAGCAAAACGAAATCCGAGAACACCAAGAGTAACGAAGGAAAACAAAAATCTGGATAAAATCCTGAAAGTACATGGCTACAATTATGGTGATTATCAGAAACAGAAAACACTTCAGATGGTCGGTCGTGTAAATGTAAATATAAAAGGCAAGGAATAATTCCTTGCCTTTTTTTTATTTAATGCCGATGTACTTCATAATTGCTTTTGCCAATGCGTCTCCGTATGCCTTATAGTCTTTCAGTTTTTTAAGGTCTGCTTTAATTGCACCCGTCTCGAAGATACACGCTGGCATATTCGTTGCAGTCAGCTCGTACAAATCCTTGCGCTTCCCTGCACCTTTGAACTTCATCTTCATCGTTTTGGCTACAGCCTTACCGACTGTATTCGCCATCTTCTTTCCTTCTGAGGATACATACAAGGGATACACACCGGAGCCTGCCAATTTGTAATCACAATGAACAGAGATGTACAGTCTGGCGTTATGAGCATTCGCCCACTTCACACTGGAAATCATGTTCCGGTTGTTATCCTTATCAGAATCCGTAAGAACGCGAATCCCGTTTTTACGAAGAACCTTAACTGCACGCTTGGTAATATCCTGCATCAGTTCGGCTTCAGTGTAGCCTGCATAGGTACAGCCTGAATCCCAGGTTCCGTCAATGCTGACTCCGTGTCCGGTCATCAGAGCAAGAATGTCTTTTTTCTTATTCCACTTCATCGTTCGTCAGCTCCTTCGGTTCAGTCTGAATCTCGTCCAGAATCTCGCTGCTCAATTTACCGGACTTAATTTTTCTGAGAACATCTGTAAGAAATCCATTCGTATCGGAAGTCACCTGATTTTTGTACCAGGATACCAGCAGAGTTCCGAATGCAAACAGATAAGATACTGTCTGATAGATTGCATTCTCATCTACAGCAATCGGCATCTTCCCCATTGCGGTCAGAATTGCGTTAACAAACGCCAGACCTGCGATAATAATTGTTGCATACGCTTTTGCTTTCATAATTTGTCTCCTTTCTGTTCTTTCATTATAGCATATCCCCGTATTTACTGTCAAACGCCCCATAACCGTTGAAATTTCAACGATTACAGGGCGAGGCTCTATTTTGCGTTTTAAGCGATTTTATTTTAACGGTCGATGTTTATATCCTTTAATTACGCGGAATAGAGTGCCATTGTGACTGCGTATAGTGGAATCTGATCTTCGCACTCGGATTGAAGATGCTCCTGCCGAGATTGTGCATCGTATTCGGCCGGATGTGCTTCATGATGTACTCATAGACATGATTCCCCTGTGTGGTGTAGCGATAATTGTATCCGGTATAGTTCTTCCGGAATCGATGTGCGGTCTGTGACTGGATTGTACCTTTGTATCCGAACTGTCCGAGGTAAGTACCCAGTTCATAATCATAGATCGTATGATTCTGAAGATACCAGTTTCGGTAATCCGCCCAGGTCTTTCCGAGAGCTGCGTTCGGACTTGTCCAGGTTTTACTGATGCTATCCCAGACCAGACCTTTATGCAGCATGTACTCTGAGTATTCCGTAAAGCTCGGAGCATCAAGAGAATCCACCCAGCGTTTACGGATGTTATCCCAGGCTTTGCCTTTCTGAGCCATATAATCCGCATAGTCTTCGAAAGAATTCCAGCGTCTGTAATAATGCCAGCGTCTTCCGTAATATCTCCAGTGATTTCTGCGGTAACCGTAATATCCGCCGCTGTAATACCGGGATGCGGAAGAAGTCAGCTTATCTTTCGGAACATAAGCCTTCAGGTTCCAATCCCAGTAAAGCCCACGTTCAGCCCAGTATTTTGCCGCCTGCTGATAAGAACCTGCGATCGCACGACCTTTCGGAACATAAGTCCAGCGAACATAATCCCATTCTCTTCCCTGATGTGCCCAGTATTCCGCAGCCTCCTGCCAGGTACGGCAGATAACATTTTCTTTTTTCCGCCACATTCCTGCAACGCGTCCGTCTGCGGTGATCCGTCCAACGTAATCCCAGGCAAAGCCGTTGTGCTTCATGAACTTCGCATAAGCCTGATAATCGAAGATTGCAGTGTCACTGTCCAAATCCTGCCAGGTTTTGGTCAGGTAATCCCAGTCTTTGTGCTGAAGTTCTGCCATCCTGCGGCGGACATCAGACCAGCTCTGATACTGCACCAGTGCTTTCGGAACATATCTCATCTGAGCAAAGTCAAATGCGAATCCCCGTTTATCCCAGTAATCCTCCGCTTCAGCAAGAGTTACCGCTTCACACTGCTCCTGCATTTTGTAACGCCCGCTGATGTAATCGTAACGATAACCGTTTGCCATCAGGAAATCCCGGTAGCCTTCATCGGAGAAATCTGTACGGTCAAGTCCAAGAAATTCAGAAGGAAGATTCCGGCCGGGTGAACGAAGAACTTCTCCAAGAGCCGTATCGTATAACGGCTGATCCTCTCCTCTGAGCGTGCGCTCCATGAAGTAGTTCACGGAGTTCGCCATCGGTTCCAGATAAGTACCATACACTGGTATCAACGATTTCCAGCCGTTATTGTATCCGATATCGAACATCATTCCAGCACCTGCGTTCTGAATATCCAGGACTTTATCCAAGCCAACCTGAAGAGGTGTGAACAGTCTGGCGATGCTCTGATTCATCGGGTCGAGCAGGAAGTTTACTGCATCGAACATTGACGGATTCAGTTTCAAGTAAACTCCCTGAGTCGGAATACCGAACAGTTCTCCCATCGGAATATCCCCGCTCATCAGATAGTTCAGCTGTGCGGTGTCAGGACGATCCTCTTCATTAGCTTCATCAACAGCAGCCGGAAGAGTCCGTCTGGTGATTTCCGACATATTCCGGATCAGGTGAGGCTGCTCCATGAACAGCGTTCCCCAGTAATCCAGATTCAGTTTTGTGAAGTTGTAAAACGGAACAAACAGCTCCGCATACATCGTTGCGCGATCCTTCAGGTCATAGTTAAAGTGCGTTCTGGATACACGGCCGAAGGCTTCCGTTCTTGTTACACCCAGTTCCTCAAGTGCAAGGAAATGCGCATAACGGGTAATCTTTTCACCGTACTCCATAGGAAGAAACGGAAGTGCTGTCATGGAGTCTGCCATGTATCTGGCGTAGGCTTTCTGATTACCTTTTTTCATTCCTTCTTCGAACAGTTCTTTACCGCGAAGTCCTGCAAAGGTCTCGGAATGTTTAGTCAGCATAGCCTGACGAACAATAGAAGCCTGGCCGCCTCCGGATGCTCCAAACAGCAGGAATCCGTGCAGTTCCCTGAAGGTATCTTCAGAAATATCCGCATGAGTAATCGCGATTGCTCTGCGGCAGCGCAGAGACGCTTCCTTCATGGAAACGCTTGCTTTGCCTGTCTCTTTCTGAAGATGCCTGATGACTTTATTATATTGTACGAAATTATGTACAGCAGTGAACTGGCACTTCAGGTCAAGTCCTGCGTTTTCCCAGCCGATGTCGTTGAATGTCTTCAGCGTTTCATCCATCCAGTTCCGGAAACCTGTGACGAGTTTCATCAGATAGGTTGCCTTCATGATGTACATGTAATACTGCATAGCTCTGCCAGGAGCCGTGAGCATTGGATAGTAGTTCAGGTTCTTTGCCATGGTTTCATAAACCTGAACCGGAACAAACGCTGCATTCAGTTTTCTGGCATTTTGCACATCCTTAACGGTATTGCAGTTCACGATCTGAACCTGATAAGCACCTGTTTTGCGTATTGCGTGCAGATACTTCTCCTGATTCGTTTTGTCGTATTTCTTTACCAGATTATCCAGATGCTTTGCATTCACCTTGTCTTCCGTCATGACAACCAGCACCATATCGCTTTGCGCGTTAATAGTGTTCAGGATTTCCTGATCGGTCATTCCTGAAAACAGCGTATTGATATTCGCTTCACTTCTGCGTCCAATGTAGTAATTGATATAACTCAGAGTGTTGTCACTGTTCTGAACCAGATTGGACACACCCTGCTGAAGATTCCGGAAGAAGTAATAAGGTCTTCTGATGTGTTCCATATTCGGAACAGTCCCATCATGGCTGAGAATACTGCTGCTGTGATTGTATACAGGAGGAATATCTAAAGCGGTAGACGCTCTTCCGTATATCTCAGCCTGAATCCCGGCCATATCTGTTGCGCTCATTCTTCCGAAGATCGGAAGCGTTTCGCCTTCGCGTACAAGATACTTCGCATTGTTCAGTACCTCAAACAGCTCTTTACGCAACTTCGGATTTTCTGAACCGTAGAGTTTCAGAATCGTTTCAGGTGAAAGTTCCGGCAAAGTGTAGTCTTCCGGAGAGTAGAATTTCTCTCCTACGCGAACCTGGCCGGAACCTGGAAAGGTTTCAACCTTACTGGCTTTCAATCTGGCATGTACACAGAGCCTGTCTGAGTTATCCATGAATGTATACACAGAAATATGCGGATTCTTCTCCAGTGCAGAGATAAAGTCTCTGCCTTCTTCAAAACGGAGAATATCATCTCTGATAAAGAGCATATCTCCGCCAGTAGCAAGCAGTACCCGAACAGGGTCATCTTGTACACAATCTCGTACAATCCTGTGAGACAGTTCACCGGAAGCCCTGTTACCCAGGTCTTTCAGATACTCAATTTCCGCTGCACTTTCCAGAAGCGAAGAATTGCGTACAACATCTTTCAGCGTATTATTGAATCTGCGCAGAGGACGAAGCATCTGTGCGTTTTTCTGTAATACAGCACTGTAGTTCAGATTCCCGGAAACATCCAGCCGATCGCCGTAATGTTCGAAGAAATCTTCTGTAGACTGTTCCAGAACTTCAATCTCCTTATCCAGAGTATACAGGACATTTTCCTTAGAGGCATACAGAGAAACGATCTTTCGGATTTCTCTGGCATTCTGCATAATCTGCTCTCCGATGTCCTTGCTGCCTTCCGGAAGAATATCATAAAGCGCATTCGATGCTGCCTTCTGATGTGACATGAGTTTATCCAGAAGTTCAGGATTCTCAGCAAGAGCATCGTAGAAATCATAAAGCTGCATATTATCTTTTTTGGCTTTAAGGATATTCCGGAAAGCCTCCTGAAAACCTGAAACATCTTCCAGCGTTTCTTCTGTGAGCTGCTTATGAAGACGCATATCAGAAAAAACATCCGCAACATAATCCGACATTCCGCCGTATTCGGTAAGAGCCTTATGTGGCAGATACTTGGCAAGAGATACGATTTCCTTTTCAGAAAGTTCTCCTGGAATATTATGATACTGCCGGACAGCGTTCTCCAGCATATCCGTAAACTCCTGCGTATGGAACAGTTTATTGTACAGAAAATACTGTGCCATAGCCATTTTCTGAATTCCTGAAGGCTTTTCAAAGGAAAGCCTGATCGGGTATTCATCTGCATAGGTATCGAATACTTCCCGGACTTCATCTGCATGTTTCAGGAAATACTCATCAGTAAAGCGGTATTTATTCATGATACGCAGACTGTTATCGAATTTACCGCTGTAGTTGCGGTGAATCATCAGCTGCGTAACACTGTGCGGTTTAAGCGGATCGAAGTCTTCGAAGTACACTTCAGAACCTTTTCTGAACACTTTGTTCAGAGAAAGAGATTCCGTGCTGTCTGTACTGGCTGCGTTCAGAACACGCATGATATTGCTGCTCTGTCCTCCGGAGAGTGCCTGCACTTCCAGATGGAATTCCCGGTCGAGTTTCTTTCCGGCAGCAATTAAATCTGTATGACCTGTGTAGAGGCAGTAGATGTAATCGTTATAGTACGCCTGATACATCGGAAAACGTGGATGAGCAGTATCCTGTGTAACAGCGGTAATGTTACGGGCATCGTCAACGAATCCGCCATCTTCCGCAATTCTGGTCAGAACTTCTGTAGTCAGCGGCGTTGGATTCATCATTTCCTCAAGCGTGTTGGGAAGTGCCACCTGAAGCCGCGTTCTTTTTGAGAAGCCTGCCTGCCTGACATCATCAGACATATTCGGAAGAAAGGATTCATACATATTTCTGGCTTCTCCGATGCTGCGGATTTTTGCCAGATCGCTTCCTGCCGGACTTTCCAGAAGTGCCTCGTAGGTTTTCTTCAGTTCGTACATCTGCCTCTGAAGACTGCCCGGAGACAACCTGTCAATGTCATGGAAGTCCATCAGCTGAAAGAACTCTTCCGTTTTGGCATCAACAAGAGCAGCATCCGATTCTGAAAGCAGCAGACCTGATTTCTGCTTACGGGAAACCAGAGCGTCATCAAAGACAACGCCTTTCAGCATTTCCCGGTCAGTATTGATGCGGATAACCTGTTCATCAAAGTTACTGATGTTCCATCCTGTAATGTATACATCTTTCTTTGATTTCAGATTTCCGATAAAGTTACACGCTTCCGCAGCCACATCGCTTCCAAGATGTACAGGCTCAGAAGGATCGCAGTAATCTGCGATGAACTTCTGAAGAAGTTCAGTTTCCATACCCTTACCGTACATCTTCTGAAGAAGTCCGTAGTTCGGACGGTAGCCTGCATAGACAGCATCTTCCGGAAGATTTACCTTCAGATCGAAGCTGTCTCCGTAAACGGTTTCTGCCATGTTGAAGTTGGACATCTTCTCATCGCGCTTCACAACCCATTCCTTCAGCGCGATCTGAAGCATACCGGAATTGACATCAGAGCCAACTGTTTCCGTATCAGCAATCAGTACGGTATGCCCCTGCTTAGTAAGAGCATCATAATATTCCGCCAGGTGCGGATCGAACTCGCGGATAGCATATTCAGTCAGTCCGATGTCCACCATAGCATTATGTCCTGAAGAAATCAGACGGTCAATCCGTTCTTCTGAGATGCCCTGCTTTATCAGGTTTTCTCTGAGCTGACCCTGAGCAAGATCAACACGAAGCGCATCCATAGAAAACGATTCTGTGGAGTTTCTGAAGTAAAGCTGATTCTCCACGCTTTTTAGAACACTGTACTGCGCTCTGCCTTCCAGAACTGCTTCAGGAGAAACATTCTTATAATTCAGCAGTTTGTCCATCAGAAGTTCAGCGATTTCCGGATTATCGAAGTCCTGCTTCTGAAGGTCTTCAAAGAAATCTCCGCTACGCTGCATCAGTTCCAGATTGTTCATGAACTCGTTTACCTGCTGGTAGTAGTTCTGAAGTTCCGGAGAAGCCTGCTCTATGGTCTCCTTCGGAAGCTGCCGGATTGCGGTCAGTTCTTCCATCAGTTCCCGGCCAGCCTGTGATTCAGGCTCTTCCCCTCTGGCGATTGCAGCCAGGGCTTTGCCACTGTCTGAAGCAAGGAAGTTCTGCCTCTGCATCTGATTGGTGAACTTGATATTATACAGGTTCGTGTTCTGCATCAGGCGGATATTCTTTTCATCCTGCGCTCTTACCAGATCGCGGACGCTGCCTTTCAGTTCCTCAAAGGCTTTCCAGTATTCAGGTGTTTCTCCAACCGGATACTGGTGGAAGTCCAGCCGAATATCTTCAAGCGCACTGAGAAGATCGCTCGGTGAAAGGTCTTCCTGAAGATAACGCTCCAGAAGGTCTTGTACTTCCAGGCGTGCAATAATCTCAGGGTTCTCCTTGTCAAGAATATGTTCAACAGGAGAAGCATCTTCAACAGTTACAGCCCCCTCCATAAACTTACGGACTTCCGCCTGAGTATAAAGAATATCTCTGTATTCGTTGCCTACTTTTATTCTATCTTTGAAAAAGTTCATCGGTCTTTCCAAAGGCATTTTAGGCAGAATTTCTTCTGCGTTAAGATCATAGGTCTTCAGATATTCCTTTATCCTCTGGTCTACAGCATACCGCAGAGACCAGTTATCTTCCGCGCCAAGATGCTCAATCGGACTCTCATTGGACATACGCTCCAGAAGGTCATCAAGGTTATCCTGAAAGCGTACCTGTGCAGCAGCGTTGGAATTGCTTTTCGGAAACTTCAGCGGATCAGGAATGTCAACTTCTGATAACGCTGCTTTGTCCAAAATTGCCTCTTCATATCTTGTTGGAAGTTCCCCATGAGCCAGCTTCCAGGCAATGTCTGCAAGCTCATGCTCGTGCATATTGTTTAACATTTCTGACAGTTCAAGCAGTCTGTCCGTTTCTGCAATAGAAAGCGCATCCAGAGCCTCTTCCGGGTGTTCCAGAATGTGAGCAATCTGAGCCTCGGTCAGAAGTCCGTCTGTCTCTTTTGCGATTGTTTCGTAACTTAAATCCTCCGCTGCACGATACAGCGGATGATTTGTTTCTTCGAAAACAATGTCTTCAAGGTCAGCCAGATAGCCCCGCTTTCCCTGATGCTGTATATCCTGCTTCATACTTCTAACGATACGGTCAAAGAAAGGCTGATCGCTTCCCCAGTTGTCTTTCAGCATCTTTCTGAATGCTTTTTCCTGAGAAGCAGTCATCTGCGTGTGCGTCTTCGATTTATAAAACCGCAGGAATTCAGGAGACTCGTACACGCTGTCTGCAAAATTATGAACAGCAGAAACAGGAGTGTGTTCTGCAGTAATCAGCTGCTCGGAGATTCTCTTTCTGAGTCTGCGTTTCACAGATGCCTTTGCTTTGGTCAGTCTGCGCTTTTCCTGCCAGAGCATTTTGAAGTGTGCGTCTGTTTTGTCTGTACCAGTATTGATGTTCTGAATCGCCCGTTCCGTCTGTTGAATACGGTGATTCAGGTCAGTTCTGACTGCATCATAATCTTCCGCTGAACGGATCAGGGTATACCGCGCTGCGTCTATGCTGGTATTATTGGCTTTGACTGTTTCCTGGACAATGCGATCGTCTACAACAGTATCGTTTTTCTTCAGCACCTGCTGAGGAACTGCTTCAGGTACTTTCGTCTCTGCGGCAGTATCTACTGCAATATGACGGTGAAGCCCTTCGGTGAACGCATCAATATCACTGATGTGTCCGTTAGCATCACGATAAGCGTGCATAGCGTGCATCATCTGTTTATCGGAAAGTTTCTGCCGGACATAAGCATCTTTGGCAAGCGTGTCTGAGGCAATAGGAATCATTTTGGAAATCTTTGCTGAATTACGCATTCTGACTGCTTTACGGATTCCTTTTACAGAAAGCGTCATCGGAGCAAACGATATTTGAGTAAACAGATCATCCGCCTGAACGATGCCACGCTGAATAGCACTGATACTCTCCAGAGAAGTCAGTGCTTTGGAATTCCGTTTCCGAAGAACATTCACCGCATTGTTTGCGGCTTTTGCCACGATGTCTGCGGTGTCCGTATCCCCAAGACGCGTACCGAGAACCTGAAACTTTGCCTGAATGAACTGTTCCCGTTTCACGGCATCCTGCGGATATTTCTTCAGAGATTCACTGAGAATATTTGATATTCCTTTTACGGTCTTTTCGGAAGTGTCCACAGTTCCCGGAAGCAGATTATTGATTTTCTTCGGAGTGAGCTTTGCCGCTTCCTGATAAACCTTCTGCACATCTTTCACATCAATGGGCTGTCTGGTTTTACGCATAACGGCTTCAGCAAGACGATGCACCAGAATGTTTTCCTGCTCATCGGTAAATCCGGCAGGTCTAGAGAATGTAGTTCTCCAGCCTCCGCTGCTTCGTTTCAGTTCAGCATTGATAAGTTCATTGGAACGAAAGGTTTTGCTCCGTGTAAGCGCAGAACGGACTTCCTGTTTTGCACCAGCCCGAACAGCACCTTTTGCCACGCCTTTAGCAATCCCGACACCGACTTCTGCAATGAGAAGCGGGTCGGTTGCCAGATCAAGGAAAAGTCCTGAACGGATTCCGCCCTTCTCCATGTATTCATTCTTAGGATAATAGGAAGGAAGGTTCAGTGCTTTTCTGGAATTCTTTGTCGTAAATCTGGAAGTGAAGGAATTATCATATTCCGTATTCCAGCCTTCGGAGATGGCTTTTCCAAGTCCGCTCAGATTGAATTTTCCGTTATAGCGAAGGTAATACCCAGCGTTGACTGCAGCAGACTGCGGTGCGGAAAGCGTTGCCATAGTTCCGGAAAACAGGTTCACCGCTACTGCTTTCATCGGATTGACATGAGCAGTTGGCTTTTTAAGCGTCCTTGCCAGAGCTGCACGGTTCTGTGCATCTACCGTCAGTTCCGTTAAAAGCTTAGTGCTGTACTTCGGAGCAGTAGTGTACTCCAGATGTGTTGCTCCGGAGTGCCCGCCTTTTACTGCAATCTCTTTTGTCTCTCCGCCGCTTCCGGTATTTTTCGTAAATCCAGCACCGAGGTATTCCGCTTTGGTCATTCTATGACCTTTGATTTTATCCAGGTCAAATACGGATTCCTGAGTGCTGCCTTTGACATAAGTGTATCGTACAGCACCTTTTAGCTTTTCGGAATAATCATCCATGTCCCGAACCTGAATCGTACCTTCCGGCATTATCGCTGGTCTGTCTGAACCGTAGGTATACGAATCACGGAACTCATATCCTGCGGTGGTTTTTTCAAAGATGATTCTGGACAGAGTTCCTGTAGAACTATCCCAGACATACATATCCCGCTGACCTTTTTCCAGTCCGCGGTATGCAGCAGTATTGGCGTAATTCGCCTGCATCTTGTTATAATACTGCTTCAGTTCCTTTTGGGATTTATCCGCAGCAACAAACGGACTGACAAAATTGCGGTACATATATTCTGTACCGCTTTTGGCTATATGTCCTGGCCCTCCTAAGATATTGCCAGGAGTCAGAACTTTATTCAGCGTATTTTTGTCTTTGGAATAGACATCAATGTAGGGTTCCGCTCCGTACTTCTTTTCTAAAGGTGCAATTGTTTTTGCACCTACTGCGTTGCGGAAATCCTGGAACTGTTTCGCTGCTTTTGCAGCGGTATCCTGAAACTGTTTTTCCCGTCTCCTTGCAGCAGCCTGAGCAGCAGCAATCTGGGCAGCGGAAACTGTGTTCCGCCACCCTCCGATTGAACTATCTGCAAGATTGTTATTGCCTGTCGCGTAGTTATACAGGTATCTGCCTGCTCTGGAGAATGCGCTTCCTGCGGCTTTCGCCAGATTGGAGATGTCTTTCTTTGTCTGATTGATTGCCTCCTGCTGGCGTTTACCTTTGTGCCGATCGTTCTTATGCGATTCGTCATGTGTTGAGCGACCGCTCTTAACACCTTTCGCATAATCCAGATGATGCTGCTGAGACATGGTTCACCTCTACTTTCTCTTGGTAGTGGATTTGCTGGTCTGTTTCGTATTGGTTGCTGTATTGAGATTGTTGTTCGCCGTATTCCCGTAGCTGTTCTGCGTGGTCTGTCCGGCGTACTCTCCCAGAACATTCTGAAGTCCGTATCCTGCTGCCTGACCTGCTGCTCCCAGAAGTGCGCTTCTGATCTGTGCGGTATTGCTGTTTGCCGCAGCATTGGCTGTAGCGTACTGAGCCGCAGCAGCATTTGCCTTATCAATAGCTGTTGCTGCATTACCTGCCAGAGCTGCCTGTCTCTGCGCTGCGATGTTCTGGAGATTCTGAAGTGCCTGGGTTCCAGTCTGGGCGTTTGCCTGATTTCCCTGGAGCATGGTGCTCAGAATATTGGCGTTCACTGCTCCGGTGTTCGCACCATTCAGCGCGGAAGTCATCAGAGAGTTTCTGAGATTGGCTATGGTGCTGATCTGATTCCTGGCCTGCGCACCTTCATAATTTGCCAGGTTCTGAGCAGCTTCCTGACGCTGAGAATCATAGGAGGCATTTGTTCCCTGATTCAGTGCGTCACGGATTCTTCCAGCGTCCATGATGAAATCATTTCTGTAGGTATCTGTATTATTCTGATCGTTGTTCAGAATATTATTCGAATTCTTCGGATTGATACCATACAGACTTCCGACAATGTTATAGAGCCGATCCGTGAGAAGGGCAATATCATTGGCATCATTAACCGGGCGGGAAGTTCCGGAAAGATACCTTCCGGCATCTGTAGTTTTATCTACATATTTCGATACCGCTTTGGTGACTTTTCCGGTGATCTGATTGGTGCTTTTGTTTACCGCAGTTGTGGTCTGTTTAGCCATAGTGTACCTCCTTTACAGACCGGGGCTATGCAGAATCGCAAAGGCAATATAGCCAACAACAGCAGCCGCAACAACGGAAGCCACCGTTCCCCAAAAGGAACGCCGCATAGACTTCCAGTTTTCAAGCGGTGCTCGTTCGATTCCGCAGATACGGTCTTCAAGAGCATTGGTTTTTTGAACAGTGGACTCCAGAACATGAGTAATATCCCGCATGGTCAGTGCCAGGCTGTGAATGTCCTGAAGCAATCCATCCTGTTTTTCAATACGCTGTTCCAGTATGGACAGCCGTGTTTCCGTTTCACCGATAAACCGGTCGATTGATTTATTTTCCATGGTGTACCTCCTTTACGCTGTGCGTCTCCACATATACACTTCCGTGTACGCATCTTTCATGCCCTGTGCATACTTGTTATACGTATCATTGTATGCGTCAAGTCCGGTAGCACGGTTATATCCAAAATCGCCTGATAGCGCATCAGCGTTTGCCTTCTGCTCTGCATTCTGCGTATTTAACGCATTGATATAGTTGTTTACACCACTTATGGCAGAATTGCCGACAAGTTTATTACCGGTTTTCACAGGTTGAATTTTCGCTTTGAATTTTGTTGCCATTGTTATTCCTCTATGCTACCCTCTTCCATATGTATACAGTTAAATACGGTGGCATATTTTTACCTTCTCCGCTTACTCCCGAGTCGCTAATTTCCGGCGTTGCGAATGACGTATAATGAGCAAAACCTAAATTCGATTCTTCTGCGGAACTCGCTCCGCTTGTGCCCAAAATTGCGTATCGCCCGGCGGAAGAAGAATCAGTTTTTACTTTTGTTCTTGAAATACGGCCTTGTTTATATTTCATAAAACCATATTGTTCTCCGTCAGAAGGGCTGTGCGCGTGCGAAGACTGCCCGTGACTGTGACGTACTACAACAGCGTCAGCAGAGCCATCCATTTTTCCGGCATCATACGTTGAGCCTGCCGCAAGCAAAAATCTGTCCTGAATTCTTTCCCATGTACCGCCAAACAGCGTGGCTGGGCTGGTGCTATTGACTGACATATAAATAGAGCCAACGGGGTAAACCGAACTAAGGCTTACCCCACCGCCGCTATGTGCATCGACATATGCCTTAATTGCATTCCAAAAACGGGATAACCCCGCCTTGTCAAGATAACTGCTCATAACCCCTCCTACTGCGCTACGATAGCGTCAATCTCAGAGTTTGTGATTGGAGAAACGCCGCTTCCGTCAGTGAGTCTGACATACTGCGAACCTGTCCACCTCCACTGCGTATTCTGGTATTCTCCGGCGTCTGTTGCTGAACCAACACTTACTGCTACATCGGCAATCTTGCCTACAACGACATAGATTTTGCCTTTTTCGTTTGAAAGAACGTCATACGAACTTGCGCCCTCTGTACAAAGCCAACCATTCTGTCCTGCTGAAACACTACCGTCTGCTAAAATATAAACTTCTACAACATCGTCCACATAGGACGGAAGGTTCTTAGCGGCGATGATTCCCGAGGAATCTATTGACAGTTTGTCAGCATTTGGAATTGTGCCCTGTTTTTCATTTAATTTCATAAAAATATTCAATGAAGCGGTGTCAATAGCCTGCTTTATGCCATTACTTGTAACCGGATTCGAGCTAGCAGACTTTGGGCTGTCATCGAATGTCAATTTATCTTGCTTTGCATCAAATATACTAGCAAAATAATCATTTATCTGCGTAAGAGCCTCAGCCACGCCGCCGCTTGTTACGGGATTTGTACTGTTCTCAGTCGGCGTACTATCGAACGTCAACTTATTCTGTTTTGCATCAAGAGCCGATTTAACACCGCCACTCGTTACTGGTTTTGTACTGTTTGCAGTCGGCGTACTATCGAACGTTAATTTGTCCTGTTTTCCCGAAATCGCAGAATCCACCGAATTGAATTTTGCCGCTACGGTCGAATTCTTAATCGGATTGTTAGATG